CGAGCATCTTCTTATTCTGGAACTTCTCCATCTTCAATAGATTCTGCCGCTTTAAATACATGGCATGCATTATCATCAACAAGAAAATGGTGGTGGAGAGATTCAAGAGACCTTAATAGCTATGGGGCCGAGGAAGGAACATTAAAAATAGAAATTGCTTCTGATTCTGGTGGCTCAAATATTCTTGATACCGGATACTATCAATGTACATGGACAGGAACAGCATAATGGCAACACATACTTATAACACAATGTCAGGATTATCAGTAGCCGGAGGTACTGGCGGAGTTTCAGGTAATTCTATTCCAACAGGCGGAGGAATAGAATTTGTTCGTTATTCCGATGATGGAGTTGGACTCGATGCTTTGGCATCTGCTTTTTCACAATCTTCAGGTGCGAGTGCAGCTGCATATATATCACTTAAAATGAGAAGAGGCAGTTTGGGATTTGAAATTGAAGCCAGAGACGATAGCTCTTTTGCGAGTGGAGATTTTCCATTTGTATCAGTACTTAGGTATGCGGTAGGTGGTACCACTTCTACTTTAACAACTGCTGCATTTGATAATGCACAAGATGTATTTACGCTTAATGGTTTTACACCTACTGCTATTAAGATGAAATATACATTGACTAATAACGTAGCGGTTGGAAGTGCTAGCTTATATAACACATATTCAAATAGTTATGTAAATGATACTTGGTTAACAACAAGTAGCGTCGGTGATAATATTCAACTCCTTTTGGGTGGGAGTGCAGCTGCAGCACCGACAGCACAGAATATTAGAGATTGTACATGGATTGTTGAATTTTGGGGCCGTGTATCTGGATATGATGATACTAAAATATGGGAAATAAGAGTTGACTGTAGAGCTGATGCTGAGGCTGAACCATAAGCCGAATAAATATTAATAATTAATGGAAATCAATTAAAATGGCACAACCAACAACAAGAGAAGAATTTAAAGCATGGGTACTCCGTAAGCTAGGTGCACCTGTCATTGATATTAATGTGTCCGATGAACAGGTAGATGATCGTCTTGATGAAGCGATTGATTTTTGGAGAGATTATCATTATAACGGTAGTCAATTAATTTATTTAAAACACCAACTTACTGCAGCTGATGTAGCAAATGGTTATATTGATTTGCCTACAACAATCCTTGGTATTTCAGGCATCTTTGATATGCAGTCAAGTATTTCAACAGGTTCAGGTATTTTTAATGTTCAGTATCAATTCGTTTTAAATAATCTTGAAGATATCACAGGTTATAATATTACAAATTATTATATGTCAATGAGTCATTTAGAATTCTTACAAGAAATGCTTGTAGGTAAACCAATGGTTCGTTATAATAAACACGTTAATAGATTGCATCTTGACATGGATAAAGGTGTATTAACTGAAGGAGAGTATCTCATTATTGAAGCATACGATGTAATTGATCCTGCTTCGTATTCAGATGTGTGGTCAGATCGTTGGTTACAAAATTACGCAACTGCATTAGTTAAAGAGCAGTGGGGTTCAAACTTAACTAAGTTTACAGGTATGCAACTTGTAGGCGGTGTATCATTCAATGGAGAACAAATACTTTCCGATGCGAGAGAAGAGAGAAGATTAATGGAAGAAAACGCAATATCCGAATTACAACCTCTCTCTTATAACTATATTGGATAAGTAATGGCAACTAATGTATTTTTCAACAACTATCAGAGATTTTCTGAACAAGAACTGATTGACGATTTAGTAATTGAATCTATCAAGCAGTATGGTGTTGATGTCATTTACATTAGTAGAGCAATTAAAGGTCGTGATGTAATCTTTAATGAAGACGATTTTCCAGAATATAATGAAACTTTTGAATTTGAAGTTTATGTTAAAAATAACGAAGGATTTGAAGGTGAAGGTGATTTCTTATCTAAGTTCGGTTTACAAATCAGAGATCAATTAACACTTACCGTTGCTAACAGAACATTTGAAAGATATGTAACTCGAGAAGTTGTTGAACTTATTCGTCCAAGAGAAGGCGATTTAATTTACTTCCCATTAAACGAAAAGATATTTGAAATTAAATATGTTGAACATGAAAGTGTATTTTATCAAATGGGTAAAACTCAAGTATTTGATATGACATGTGAATTGATTGAATACAGCAACCAAAGATTCAATACAGGCCGAACAGAAATTGATAATTACTTTGCAGATTATAATACAGATGTATATGTTTCTAATACAGTTACACTAAATGCACTTGCACAAACTGATGATCTATCAAATAACCTAAACTTTGAAATTGAAGCAGATGGTATTATTGATTTCTCAGAAGTAGATCCGTTTAGTGAAAACATACAAATAAGTGACTCATAATGGCAATAGCAAACTATTTTTACAATTCTACGATTCGCAAATATGTTGCCTTATTTGGTACATATTTTAATCAATTAGAAGTTAGAAGAACAAGCACTGATGGTACACTTAATCAGAGACAAATAGTACCTATTTCTTATGGGCCATATCAAAAGATTTTAGCTCGTCTTGACCAAGATCCTGCATTATTAGGTGGAGCTTCCACTGATGCATCTGGTAATCCTTCGGCAGGACAACCATACGCAATGACATTGCCTCGTATGGCTTTTGAACTTACATCGTTTGCATATGACACTGAAAGAAAAGTTGCTCCTACAAGAAAATTAAGAAAGACTGCAGTTGATGAAGCAAGCGGATATCGCAAATTTCTGTATGCAGGAACTCCATATAACATGGGATTCAGTTTATACATTATGGCAAAATATAATGAAGATGCCGTTAAAATATTAGAACAAATATTACCGTTCTTTAATCCCGAGTTTACAAGTACGGTTCGACTCATTGATGGTCTGGAACCAATGGATATTCCATTAATTTTATCTGGAGTAACAAGTGAGGATGTTTATGAAGAAGCATTTACAACAAGAAGAAGTGTTTTATATACACTGAACTTTACAATGAAAGGTTGGTTCTTTGGACCGGAAAGAGATAAGAATATTATCAGATTTATTGATGTACGTTATGCTGACGATATACTTGCGAATACAGAGTTTGTTGAATATCAAACTATGCAACCAGGTATGACAGCAAACGGTACACCAACAACTGATCCTGAACTAACCGTTGATTTTAGTTTAATTGAATTTGATGACAACTGGGACTTTATCGAGCAAGTATCCGATACTGAACCTAGTTAAGAGGAAATAAATTATGAAAATTGGATTTACTTGTAGCAGTTTTGACCTGCTTCATGCCGGCCATGTTCAAATGCTAAGAGAAGCAAAAGAACAATGTGATTATTTAATTGTAGGATTACAAATGGATCCTTCACAGGATCGTCCTAATATAAAGAACCCACCTATTCAAACTATTGTAGAAAGATATAGTCAACTTAAGGCAGTAAGATATGTTGACGAAATTATTCCTTATTGCACTGAAAGAGATCTTGAAGATATTTTAGAACTATATACAATTCATGTTCGTATATTAGGAGAAGAATATCGTGATAAAGATTTCACAGGAAAAGATATCTGTCGTAAGCGAGATATTGATTTACACTTTAATAAAAGAGATCACAGATTCAGTAGCAGCCTATTACGAAAATCATGCGCAATAAATAATAAGGAATACAAAGCAAAGGATGGTGAATATGACTGATGATAAAATTGCGCAAGCTTTAAATATGAGACCTTTGGAAGATGCCAAAGAAGATTTAAGGGCTGAATTTGAAGCAACTCTTGAAGAAGATCCTTTGGTGCAGGAAAGTGTAGATAATTTAAAGAATTTGCCGCAAGAAAGTGTAGTACATCCTATTGCGGCAATTACAAAAGAAGCTGAAGAAAATTTAAAAGACATTGAATTAGCAAAACAAAATATTGAGAATATTATTAATCTTGGTGATGATGCAGTTAAAGAAATGACAGCAATTGCGAAACAATCAGAATCTCCTCGAGCATTTGAAGTTGTATCCACACTAATGAAAACATTGCTTGATGCAAACAAAGATTATGTTGAAATGTCTACAAAGAAAAGATTTGCTAAAGAAGAATCTGGACCATCTACTCAAGTTACAAATAATAACTTAATTGTATCGACC